TTTAGCCCATGCTGTAAACTTACCCTTGTTCTCTGGTTTAATCTCTATACCAGACTTAGCCATGTTGTTCATTGATCTTTCAGGATCGTTAACAATGTTATCTTTTGATATAAAATCATTACCCTTAATCTCAAACTCATCAAACGTATCATTAAGTGCACTTTGCAAATCTGCGAGTATCATCTTTTTGTCTGCTATTGCTTTTAACTTCATGTCTGATCCTTTAAGAATAGCGTCTGCACTGCTTCTTTCTAGTTGACCGAATACAGTGTTGTTTGACTCTAGTCCTAGATCAGCAGCAGTGACCATCTTTTTATTAATTTTCTTTTCATCTTTGTTAAGCTCTTCAACATAGTTTTTAAACTTTTTACCTTTTGCTCTATCATCACCTATCTCACTAATAAACTCTTCAGGTATTTTAAGATCTCCATAGACAACTAGGTTCTCAGCTCCTCCACCATCTTTTAATTGTTGTGCTGGTTCATTCTCTACCTCTACTACAGCTTCATTGTTAGCAACAGACTCTTGCCCATAGGCAACTCCTATTCCTGTTTGTCCTGTTTTAGGATCTCTATAGTCATGTGAGTTTCCTTTAAATTCAATACTCTCACCACCAGCATAAGGGTTGTAGGAAACAGTTTCAGCTTCACCACCCCATAGGGTTTTAAGTTCTCCACCCATCTTCATTGTATCTAACATTGATGGGTTAGATGAAACATTACCTCCCTCACGAACATGTGAAGCAAGTCCTGCTTGAACTTGTGGACCTATTGCACCATATGCCATTTCTTTAGTTGCTCTTTCAGATCTATCATTATCTTTTGCAGTTCGTCTATCACTTCTATCAACAAGATCTCCAACACCACTTCCAATAAAACTACCTACAGCAGATCCTATAGGACCAAATGCAGAACCAATAGTTCCACCAATAGTTCCTCCTATGTTAGATCCAGCATCGTTATTAAATCCTACCATGTCACCAGCTTGCATACCTAATTGTCCAGCTTGTCCACCACCATAAGATATTCCACCTGTTGCTCTAGGAACTAAATAAGAATTACTTCCTAATACACCACCTTGTTTAAATGCTTTTTGTTGATTAACATTTATTATAGGAGAGTATCCTTGATCATTAAACATACCACCACCTTGAGCTTTATATGCACCACCATGTTTAGCAAGTACATTTGTACCTACACCATACACTGGAAAGAATTCCTCTCCTGTGTTTGAGAAATCTTCTGGACGAACATACTCTCTATCTATCTTTTCTGGTTCAGTTTTAGAAGCTCGTAAAGCTAGTTCAGATACTATTCTATTTTGCTTTGCTCCAGCTTCTACTTCTTTTTGTTGTTTAAGTTGATCAGAGATTTTCATTATATCACCCACTATAGGAATACCAAAATTCTGTACAGCATCAGAGTTAAATACATCAGAAGCTCCTTGCATGAAACCACCTCCACCACCACCAGTAGTAGCACCTCCACCTCCACCACCGAAACCTCCCATAGCTTTAGGCGCATCGTGTCCCCATCCTTTTTTCTTAAGTGCTAAATGCTCTTTGTAAGTCATAGCTTTCTTGCCCTTCTTAGTCTTAGGATCATACATCATATGAGGTGTAAACTTTTCAACGTTACCACCTTTCTGCATCATACCACCCATTCCACTCATCGTTGCACCTATATCACCACCGCCTCCACCACCAGCTGCACCAGCTGCACCACCAGCGCCTTCTGCACCACCCATCATTGACATCATCTGAGGTAACATAGCCATCATGCCACCCATACCTCCACCACCACCGCCACCAGACTGTTGTCCTGCTGCAGCTGCAGCTTCAGCTTCTGCTTTCATTCTTGCCATCATTTCATCATAGCTTTCTTTACCAGTCATCCCAGCTACAGAGTCATATAAAAATGCATCATCAATACGCTTAGGTTTTTTATTACCTGTTGGAGTTTGCTTGTTAGGAATTAGCGCACCAATGTTTGCTTTCTTAACCATAAGTTTTTTTACAGCTTTGCCATGCTTTGCCATAAATGCATCTTCTGAAGGAAACTTCTTGTAAAAATCTGCTTCAGACTTAACGCCTGCTATTTTTAAAAATTCAGCTTTCATATTAATTATATTTGTTTAACCAGCCTCCTGGTTGTGGGGTGTTGTAGTTTGTAAAGTTAGTCAATTGATCTAGTTCTACCAAAGACTTTCCATCTTTAGCCATGGGATACTCCGTAACAGAGTTACCATCAAACTTGTAATCTTTTCCTGGTTGCATCATCTTCTTGTCACCAGTGTCAGATATTCCAAGTACAGGGTAGTTAACACCCTTCATTGTTATATTGTTGGAGTTTATTTTAGTTACCTCTCCAGGGTGTGCCCATTGTCCTCTATCATCTTCTATCACACCACCATTCTCATACTTAGATAACCAACCACCATTACGGTTTTTATTTTTTAGTAAGTCTCCAAAATCTATTCTAGAGGTTTTTTCAAATGCATTATTAAACTGATCACCCATTGTTGTTTGTGCCAGTCTCCTAAGCTCCTCCATAACCTCATCTGAACTATTAAAAGAAGATGGGTCTATTTCCACACTTCCATCAAGTTTTCCATATGGAACAGTTGAACCATCTGGTAGCCCCACTCTGTAGTCTTTAAAATAATCGTTTAAATAGTTTGTCTTATAGTCTAATCCTTTATGACCATATCCAGTTGTATAACTATTGCCAATAGTACCAAATCGTTTATCAAGTCCCTTCTTTAAATAATCTGAAAGATTGTATCTAGTTAAGTTTGTGTAAACATCAGAGCTTGGAACGTCATCAGGAAAATGAATTGTTTCATCTAAAAATTTAGATTTAACTTCTAACTTTTCTAATTCACCAGGTTCATTCTTCCAACCTTCTCCATCTTTTATATTCTCTTTGAGTTTTTTATATTCTTTTCTAGTATCATTTGCTTCTTTAGCTTTTGCATTAAACACATCCATATCCATATCAACATCATCTGTATACTTAAGACTAGGTGTATTGTCTACTTTAGCAGCTGGTTTTGAATAGTTAAGTAGTTTACTTCCGTACTTCTTTGCAAGCTTTAATAGTTTACCCCACTGTGCTTTCTCCACATCGCTACCATTTTTATTTTGTTTAATATATCTAAATGCTCTGAATGGGTCCTTCTTATATTCTTTTCCATCCTTAGTACCTGTATACATATTTTGTCTTTGAATAGGAGCTTCACTATCTCCATCTCCAATGTACTCTCCAGGGCTTACATTAACACCCATGTGATATGGAAAGTTTAAATATTCTGGATTTTCTTTTACATCTTCACTATCTGGACCATAGTAGTATTGTATGGCATCTCCTGGTTGAATATTTTTCTGATCTAATATTTCTTCAAACCCATACTCTTTAAAGTTCTTTAAAAACTCTCTATTATTATAAACATCTTTAGGCATAGCCTCTACACCAGCTTTACTATAAAAATCTTTTACTGTCTGAACACATGTATTATCTCTACATAAACCTTCTTCATCAAAAAGTGCCCTGATGTGATCTACTACACCTAAAGGTGGTCTTCCTCCATCTTCTTCATTGACTTCCATTTGACTTGCTATAGATGCTACCCTATCTCCAACTTGAGCTTTAGGTGTACTACCACCATTCTTATTTTGTGAAACAGCACCAAGTCCTACAGCTGCAGGAACAAATGCTGGAAGCTTATTAAATATCTTTCTAAAGTTTTCTTTATCACCTAATAATCTAAAGAAACCTTCATCAACAGGAGTGTCTCCTTTTAACCCTTTATTCATTATTGCTTCAATTTTTGAAGGACTAACTTCTTGACCAGGTTTTAAATTAAAAGCTTTTCTGAGCTCATGTACTCTAGCATGTATCTCTTGAGGTCTTGCTAAATATTCTAATCTATCAATTAACTCTTCTCTCTTTTTTTGATCTTTTGTTGTGTTTATTTTATTAAGCCACCAATCTTGATCTTTACCTACTGCACTGTTTAATATGTTTTTAGCTTCATCTGTATACCCTGATTTACCTGCTGTAATTGCATGCAGGTCTTCATGTGTAATTACTGAACCAACATCCCTTGCTTTTTCTTTTATACGTTCTAAGTTAACTGATGCTTGATTTGTACCACCTTTATATAATCCTAAGGTTCCAGGGTTTTCATCATAATGAATACCCATATCTTGATGGTTTAAATTATTCTCATCAAACACCTCTGTAAATCTTCCTTTCTTTTGTACTGTTTCAAGATTTCTTTTTGCTAATCCAGCTTTTAGATCTTTTAGACTATTTTCAATTGTATTCTGTAACTTAACTGGTAAGTTAGGAGTTTTATCAAGCATTGTATTATACATATTAATATCTTGAAGAAGCTCAACTTCACTCATATCAGCTCTAACTCTACTAGGCTGATTAAGCATTTGTTCTGTTTTCTTAATAACATCAGGATGATTAAACCAGTTTTTATTAAATTTTTCACTAGCTCTAATTTGTGCTGCAGGAGTATCCATTACATCCTGACCAAATCTTATAAGGTTTGATCTAATTCCAGGATCTATTGAAGCATCAATAGTATTAGATACAGTTGGAGTAGGAGTTTTTGTAAATAAGTTTTTACCTTTATTGTATAAATTTTTAATATTTTTACCACCAGTAAGAATTTCACTAAATGGTACTAGATCCATTGCTGTTAAACCAAGATCTGTTCCTGTATCAAAACTAGGATTTTCTTTGAATTTATCATATGCTTCAGGAATATTATAAGCAGCATAAGCAGCACTACCTACATCAACTACCTTACCTATACTTACAGGACCTCCAAGAGGTTTATAACTTAATGCTTTTTGAATTGGGTTAAGAGCATATCTACTTACATATGGTGCAGCAGCCCTACCTAATGTTGCTATACTTGGACCAGCCATCATACCTCCAGCAACACCTAACATTCCGTACATTATAGGATTAACAACATCATAAGTATCTTCAGCAAGTCCTCTTTTTGTATAAGCAGCTCTTCTTACACCTCTCCCTATAGGGCCATCATCCTTAAAGTATTCTCTTTGCTCTGCACTTAAATCATTATAGTAAGGATACTTCTCATAGTCTACCCCTGAGTACATTACTACTTCATCTAGTTGATTAGGGACATCAGCAAATGTACCTTCCTCATATGCTTTTTTATATTCAGGCGTACCATATTCTACTGTGTCAAGATTAATTAATCCTGGAGAACCAGGAACTGGTGTACCTTCACCTTGTGAACCAGTATCTTTATAGAACCCTTTATGAAAATTACTTTCCTTTTTCAATACCTCTTCTGGTATATCTTTATAGAATCCATCTTGAGCTTTAGTAAGGTTAGGAGGAGACATTGCAGAAGAACCAGAGTTACGTGAATACATCATACCTGATGCACCTGGAAGACTTCCTCCCATAGCAAACTTATCTAACCAACCACCATTCTTAAATTGACCACCTTCTTGTTTAGGTCCCATTTGAGAAGCTGCTCCAACACCAATAGCCCCAGGAACTATGGCTTTGTATATGTTAGGATTATTCATGTCAAACAATATGTTACCTTTTGCTGATTTCATTTGATTACTAAAAGGAGTTACCCCTTCTTGAAGTCGAGTATCTACAGCTCTTAAAAAATCTCCACCGTGATCAATAAGACTTTCTTTTACAGGATCTTTAGGTGTGTTCATTCTTATAAAAGAAATAATGTCATCATCTGTTCTTAAATAAGTATTTTCAGCTAACATCTTTTTTCCAAAATCACTATTCTTCCAGTCTTTTAGTGAAGGTAATTCATCAACAGTTTTACCAAAGTTTCTAAAATCTAAAATATCGTCAGTAGTGAGAGGGTTTTTAGAATTAATATAAAGCTCATATAAATTTTCTGTAGCTTCATCAGTTCCACTTTCACCAGCTATTCTTTGAGTTCTATTTTTGTTTGGATTAGCATAAGATTTAAGTATACCATCTTTGTTAGGACTTGTATAAACACCCTTTCCATATGTACCACTGTAAAATTTGCTTTCATCAAAAACATTAAACTCACTACCACTTCCATGATAATTTATTAAAGGGTTGCCAGCATCATCTACAACAGGATTAGGAAATGCTTTTTTAAAGTTATCTGATTGTTGTATAACAAATTCTTCTTGAGTTCCTTTAAATGCAGAACCATCAGAATTCTTCATCCAAGTACCATTTCCTTTAGTTGTTTCTTCTATTTCATTTAAGTGTTTAATTACATCAGGGTTATTATCAAAATCGTCTGTATACTTTACCCATTTTCTCCAATCTATAGATGATTCAAACTTATTAGCACCTTTATATAAATTCTTAGCTGCTTTTAATATCTTACCCCATTGTGCTTTCTCTACCTCAGCACCATTAATTGCTTTCAAAGGCGTAGCCCCACTAGCAATAGCTCCAAAGTATTTCTTTTGCTTTGCTGTAAGAGGCTTACCTTTTATGTAACCATCTTGTAGTATTCTTTTAGCTTTTGCTACTGATAAACCTTTTGCCATTACTTATATGATATTTGTGATGGTGCTACAATAAACTGACTTACTATATGTGTTGTTGATTTATTATCAAGTATGTGTCTTATCTTTAAATTCTTAGCTCTAAGTGGAGACTTTTTAAATGACCTAGCTCCATAATCCATATTAGGTTGATTAACTTCTTTATCCAAAGATAAGGATTTACATGAAGTTAAAAATAAAGGTAACTCATCATTTTTTTGAAGAGCCCAGAAAGTATTGTATTGATAGAAACTATCTGTCTTTGCATATGTAATAGTTTTACTATCAGTATTTAATATAGGATACTGTAAGTAAGATGATAAATTATTCTCAGGCTTTGGAACTAATTTTAAAACTCCTGTTGATTGTTGACCGTTGTAAAGAACAGCTTTATTAAACCATTGATTATCAACTTGAATTTTTCTATTTGTATCAAAGGATCCAGAAACTTCTGGTAAATAATTGTAAACTTTACTGTAGTCTTTTACATTCTGTAGTATCTCATCATGATATGTATAAGAAAGTGGATACTCTATAATGTACGGTTCAATATCTCCATAATAATAATTATATATAGAAACATTTTTTAAATGTGTCCACAAGCATCCTGTTATAGAATTTGTATAAGTAGTATCTACCCAGGCCTCATTATCTATAGGTTTTAACATTACAACCTGTTCATATAAACAAGTTCCTTTTGAAGCAATTATTATATTAGTTGAATCGTTGGGAACATTTACAGCAGTGCCAGAAACTAAATCATCTAGAGATATGTTCTCTATTAATATATTTCCACCTTCGTCTTTTATATCAAAAGGTCCTGCTCCAGGTGCAGACGCTGTTATTTTTATGTTTATTGCTTTAGCCATATTTTTATTTTATTATGTACATGGTCCTATTAATGTTGCTCCTGGTATTGTTACACTTGCACAAACTCTTAAGGTTTGCCCAGATCCTACAGATATTGATTCTTGTTGACCAAAGCAATTAGTGTAATAGATTGCTGTTGGTCCAGTCACATCATACTCATTACAAGTTGCCGATAGTGTAGTGGTAGTGGTAGTAGTAGGTGCGCCAGTAGTAGTACTGGTAGTTGTTGGATTTGTTAATCCTTGATTTGAACAAGTTGGTATTTGAGATGCTGATATTAAATTAAAACCTATAGAGGAAGGGCCATCAATTAGAGTGTAATTTGGTCCAGGAGATAAAATTTTAAAATCACCTGATGGTGTAAATAAATATAATATACATGCACAATCCATAATTGCCACTGCATTTACTGCTCCTATATTCTCTTCTGTATTTAATACACCTGTTGAATAAAAATATTCTGAAACATAATAATCTGATGATCCTGTATCTTGATTTACAAATACTACCTTGTCTTGATTTTTAACAGTTAAAACATTACTAATCATTACTCTACTTATTGGTAAAGTAATTTTTGTTGTACTCGTTGCAACTGTTGCAACACCTGTTTGTCTAACTAGATCAATCTGTACAATACTAGAAGGAGAGGCAGATGTATTTGTTCCTATTAACGTTGAGTCATCTAATGCTGTTATTCCAAATGTAGTACTAAACCCTGCAGGTAAAGCAATTTGCTCTATATAAGTTGAACTAAAAGGAGACATTGTAATATCCCATTCTTGTATTCCAGTACTATACACAGACCAAACTTTATTAACAGTTATTCCTAAACCGTAAGATGATGTAAATTCTGGTAAATTTAAAACCCTTGGTTGGTCATTAAAATTGTAAGCAGTAACAGTAGTACCTGTAGTTGTTAGCATAGAACAGCACTCATTTATAGAAGGAGTTATTGTTGTAGTAGTTGTTAATGTTGAACAATCACAAGTTTCATAATTTACAATTTGACCATTTGCAACTTGATAGACATACGGAAATTCACTTTGATCTAATACAAAATACCAACCATCAGAAATATAAGTACAGTCTGATGTTTCCCACCCTAAGTAAACGTATGTACCTCCTAATGCTTCCCCTGTACCATTTTCTACATTTACTGGAGTTTGAATAGCAAGAGCTACAGCTGGATTAGCCATAATAAAATTAGCAGCTCCACAAGCATCATCTTTACTTGCTGTTGTAACTTCTGCAGCATCACCAACAATTTGATAACCTTCACCAAAAACTAATTCATTAAGATTTGAAGGTCTAGCACATTTTGTAGTAGTGGTGGTAGGAGGAACAGTTATAATTCCAGTACCTATTAAATCACATTTTGTTGGTATGAAAAAACCATTATCCATTTCGCAATCTTTCAATGTAGTGCTAGTAGTTGTTGTTGTAAATAATGGATCTCCTGTTGTTGTAGTTGTAGTTGTTTTAATTAAAGCTGCTTTAATTGGTCCTGCTATTACTTCTAGGTTAGGTTTTGCATTTGTTGAACAGCACCCATTTATACCAGAATAATAAAAGTTATTTTCTCCTATATAAAAGTTAGGTAAGTATGAATGAAACGATATCCAACTTTGACTATTAAAATCAAAAGACATTGTCCAAGATTTATTGCAAAAATAAGTTTCATCATTTAAAGAAATTACTCTTATTGGTGCAGGTGTTTGTCTAAACGTTGTTGTAGTAGATGTTGTTTCATCTGTAAATGAATCTTCAGTAGTAGTAGACGTTGTTGTAATCTCGTCTTTACCAGTTGTAGTAGTAGTTGTAGTACCTGAGAAACAATCACCACTTGGGTTCATTCTTACATTTGTTTCTACAATACTTCTAGCACACAATACAATTCCTCTGCAAGATTCTCCTTCTGGTAAACCACAGTCAAGATTTATACTTTCTATTTCAACACTTGTACCACAAGGATAATATTGTACAGTTATAGTTCCACTAAAAGGATCACTTGTAAATTCATTACAAACTGAATCTATTGGTGTTGGTATTTCTGTTCTAAAACTAGATGCTCCTGTTCCTAATTCAACATAAAAATCTCCTGTAACTTCATTGTATTTAATATCATCACTAAGAGGTGTGTAGTCAAGTTTAGTAATAATTATTCTTTCAAACTTGCTATCATATACACCATGTATTCCAATACCATTAAAATGATTGTCAGTATCTACATTAGGAAAATACTCTAGTATTTCAAAAGGTAAATGATCTGTCATAAATCTATTTACACCTGAGCCATATCCAGTAAGATCTGCTACTTGACCACCGTTTACTAAAAACACTTGACCTCTTTTTGCATCCACAGTTATCTGCCCTTGAGGTATTTTTAATAAAAACTTATTTTGAGTCCCTACATATCCAAGATCTGTTTCAGCAAAGTCAATAGGTGGTGATGAATCAAATAGATTAGGATTACCTATATAAGCCGCTTGAGGATTACTAGTATCAATAGTTAGCAAGTTGTTATACAACAGTGACTTATTCTCAAATCGTGCAAGTATTGCTTTGTTTTGAATACCATCTAATGATGTAAGATTTCCATAATTCTGTGGGAAGTCATGGAATGATAAAGCTCTGTAAACCAACCAGTTATTTACTCTAACATCAGCACTATCTGTAGCTGCATCAGAATAAATAGCTCTGAATGGATACACTGTATAACATAAATCTTCTTTCCAATCAGGAGGAAGATGTGTAAATACATTCTCTTTATTTTGTTTAGAGAATGTTACATTATAATAGTATGTGTTATCTTGAACAATAGGTACGTTTGTTTCTTGTAACCAATCATCAGGAATACCACTACTTACATGAGGCCAGAAGTCTCCTTCTTTATTATTAAATGCTTGACGTAAATCTGTATTATATACAGTCTCACAATAGAAACTAGGAATACCGTATGCAAACAAATACATAAACCCATCATAAAAAGTTCTATAAGAACCTCCTGTGCCACTAGCTATTTCAGATGGATCATTAGCACAATCCAAATTGTGAGCTTTAGTTGAAAAGAAGGCTGTAGCTGTAACGTTATTAATTTGAGCATCTTGTAATATTGATCTTGAAGAATGCCAAAACCTAGGATATGCTATGTTTCCAATTTCATCAAAGAATACATCACTATCATCTTGAGCATTTACTCTATTGTCAATAAAAAATGGAAGCTTTGTTTTATATGCAAATCTAGAAATAAATGTATCCCCTCCAAATATTGTTGATATTCCACCAGTATTTTTAGGAACTTGATAACCTGTGTCTACAGTACTGTACGAATATATCTGTCCATATTGATTAACTACAATATTTTTCATTGATGCGTAATATGATACAACAGACAGGTCAAATTCTTTTTGAGGAGTTCCACATGTTCCAGCACTACCGATAGTGTATCTTGATTTGTCTACAATAGAAGGTTCTCCAAGAGGGGTTAACAAACTATTCGTATCACTTGGAAAAGGTAGTGGTGGTAAAGTGTCCTGCAATTTGAAATCTCTTTTCTCTTTTGTTTTTATAAACACTGAGCTTTCTCTATTCCAATTGTTTACATTATATTCATTTGGTGCAAGAGATTGTACTCCAGGTATTAGATATCTTGCAAAATCAATATCTCTTTGTTTAATACCATAGAATATACCTTGTGAAAAAAATGCATCATTAGGAATATCATATGAATAATCATAGCTAGCTCTAGAGTTATATGACTGCGCATAGTTTCTTCTAGTTATACCGTTTATATATATTGTTAAATATGTTTGGTATACAGTAAATGCTACACCTACATTATAAGGGTCTGTAAGACCTGCAACTTCTTCAGCGCTCTTTAATGCATCTTGCTGTGCTTCTAAAGAAAGAAGTTTATATTTAGCATTATCTTTAACTTGTGCAAAGTGACCTTTACCTGCACCAAACATTACACTTTCAAGTTTTAATACATTTCCTAAGAATGGCTGTCCAAAAGATGTATCTGGTGAGTTAAATATTTGTCTATAAGAAATACCTTCTTCATCATTTAGTTCTGTAATTGGTTTAACTGGTTTTTCAACTTTACAACCTACTGTAGATATTCTACCTTTACTACCAGAAGTAACCTCTGCCTCAGGCATTTCTATCCTATCCATTTTTCGTATCTCAACTCCTGACTGAAAAGGACCACCACCTGAAGCTCCTGTTTCATATGGAGTTGGTCCATCAAGATTAACTCTCCCAAATTTTGTCTCACCACCAATATAAGCAGTAAAGCCTTGCAACCATTCATACTTATCTTCATACGCACTATTATCATCTGTAAAAGGATCTCTCCAGTTAAAACCCCAACCTCGAACAATAGGAGAAATGCCAGGATTATAACTTCTACCTTTCCATACATCATAATTACCAGGACCTATTAAAATCCTACCAAGAAGAGCAGTTGGTCTTGTAAGAGAACAGATTTCAATTCTTATGTCTAATTCAATAGTTGCTTCTGCAACTCTACCATTTGAGTCACTTGTGTATTCATATACTCCTTGTTCATCATTTATTGTAATTTCAATAAATCCAGTACCACCACCAAGAAAATCCTGCCAAGAGAATATTGTTTCAGTTGAAGGTAGATATAGTAACCAAGGTTCTGATTCTGCAGTAAAAGCGTTATTAGATGCTGATACAAAAGGATCACTTCCTAAATCATTATAAGGGTAATTTGGATAATAATATTCTTGCTCATCTCGAGTGTACGTGTTTACATTCCTAAGCATTCCTTTTGCTATCACAGACTTATTAGTCCCTCTGTCTGCTCTTATAATCTTGTACCCAACAATATCATCTTTTTGATCATCTGATAAATTAGAGGTAGATATTATTGAATCAACTTCACTATTGCTAATGCGAACACCTATTGGAAACACTGCATCATTTTGCATACTAGGTACAATCTGATCATTGTCATAAACAATTTGACCGTTCTCAATAATAGGGCTAACTAAAACATCTGGAAATTTATGGTGTCTAATCTTTTGTCCAGATAAATCTCCCCACACATCATCTTGACAAGGATATTCTTCTGTAGATTCCCAAAATCCAAACTCTCCATATTGATAAGGTCCTTTATAACTTGTATCTGTAGGATCATAACCTGGAGAAAACTCAGAAACTGTTGCTGTATTATAAACTTTCCAATATGATTTATATCCTGCATTACCAATATAATAATCAGGTTCACCTATAAAATCTTTATTTACACTTGATACATCTTGAGGGTTGTCTACACCAGGATTTATTTCTCTTCCTGGAATATGAAAACCATCTGTTTGTTTACCGTTTCTTAGTAAGAATACTATTTCAAATGCATATACCTCATCACGCATGTACCCACGTAAGTGAGTAGCATTTAGTTCATCTGCATAACTTTCATTTGCTGGAATTCTATTTGTCTCCCACTTAAGATTTATTTGACTTGCAATAGACTGATAATTAATTCTATCAATAGATGTAAGGTTGTCCCATACAAGAATATCTTGTACAGCTGTAACATCTTGAGCTATATCATAATATGGAAACTTTTCAAAGATATCAATCATTGCTAATTGAATAGCTGTTTGATCTGCTCCTGTATAAGTGATATCTTTAAAGGGCTCTTCAATATTATAAGTACCTACCAATTCAGCAGAGCTTATATTATTAATAGTTTTTATTACAGCTAAATTAAAATATTGAAACTGTCCTGTTATATCTAAATTATTTACACTTAAAACAATAGATTTACCTACAGGGTAATCAAAGTTTACTGTTGTTACAAACTCATCAGCAATAGGTGTTGGGTTTGTTATAGAGTAATATGAGGTAAGTTCATTTCCAGTAGCATCTGCATATTGAATTGCAAACTGATAAGTTCCTGCAACTAAAGTTCCTACATTTTCAACTTTGGAAACTTCTAAAGAAGGTATAGAAAAATTAGGCTGTATTTTAAGTTGATTACAATCTAACTCATTACCATATACAGGATCACAACTAGGTGTTCCCGCTATAAGTTTATAAGGAATGTCTTCTATGTCTAAATATCTTCTAGAGTTAATTCCGTCTGTCCAGTATATCTCTGTTGTACAGTTAGTTATTCTGTGTACAATTTTAGGAATAGGGCTTTGTGTGCTAAAGTTTAAACAAGGAGCATTGACTAATACACGATATACACAATCATTGTTATCCATGTATCCTATCTCACTACCTCCTGTATCAGGATTAACTAAAAAGAAAATATTCTTTTTCTTCTCTGGAATAAAATGTTCTCCAATTAATCTATATCCAGTAGTAAAATCAAGACATAATTCATTACCTGGCTCATTCTGATAGTTCACAGAACTAGAGTCAAAGTTTTCTATAGCCGCATTTAAAGCATACGTAAGCCTTCCAGGACCAACCTGATTAATAGAACTGTCTAGATTTAATCCTGTTCTAGCAGTTGCAGAATTCATTGTTATATTAGTCCTTCTCCTCTTTCCAGAAGTACCTGAAGTACCATTTGATTGATCTTTAGCCATAGTTCTTAATTATTGCGTCTTCTTCTACTTCGATTAGGAAGTTCATACATATTGAACCTGTTTAAATCTTTTTTAATTCTTCTTTGCTTTTCCCATGGAGTCTGTTTCTTAATTTCAATTTCTGCTTCTATATACTTTTCGTTATACTCTTGTTTGTAGTATGCTAACTTCTGCTGAAGTTGATTAAAAGTTTCATCATTTGTTTGATTAGTTAATATCTCAAACACTTTAAATTTAATAAATGCTTCAACAAACTCTGCTATACGATAATTATCAGGAACTAATTGATTACCTATATCATCATATTCTGTAGCATAAAATAATAAATGCACTACACCATTTCTGAAGTTAGTTACAAATTTGTTATCTCTAATATCAAATGAATCATAAGAAGCAGATCCAGGAGTAAACTCACGAACTGGTGGAGCAAAGTTGTTCCAGTCACTTCTATAATTTACATCACATTGTTTTCTAGTAGATATATTCCCTGGCTTTAGTAAATAACTATGTCTATATGATCTAGCTATTTCATTATTTGTTTTATATACAGCTTGAACTAACGTGGGCATACATGTACCATCACAACTTGGATGTTGACACTCAGGGTTATTACAAGGTGTACCTCCTATTGTTAGGGGTGATACTTGAATAGTTGTTGCATTTGCTGCCTGAGAATAAAAAGAAGAAGCTGCAGGGTATGGATTACCTGGTATTGATGCACACATCCAAGCTTCCCTAACTGCATGAAAGTTATCTGGTAATCTTGCCTCAAAGTCTTCTATAAACAAAACTTGTTCACTAATTACGTAAGTGGTTCTTCCTAACTTTTTTAAACACTTGTCTAAATATGTAGGAAACAACAAATCATCTACTGCACCAGTATCAAAGTAACTTTTAAGTTCTTCTTTTACAGTTGCATATAGAGGCTCTGGTGAGACGAAATTGTATTTATAATAGTATGACATAGCTTATTTTTTCCATTCGTTGTATGTATGTTGGTACTTTTTATCGGTCTTTATATAGTGAGAGAGTAATCTTGATGTGTCTCTAGATGGTTTAAAATACCAAAGATCTGCATTTCTAAATCTTGCAGATTCTTTAAACCATAACCACCCAAAAAAATATCCTTCAGTGTGATAATTAAAGTTGTATATAACTTTACCTTTCTCTTTAGTTTTTTGCCAATCAATAGGAAGATTAATAAATTCTTTTCCTCCTACTCCTTTAACCTTTCTTCTTTTCTTTTTGTTTATAGAAAAGTCTCCAAAACCACAGGGAAGTTTTTCTTTTTCACCTGTTTCTAATATGTGATGTTTAAAAGAGTCATTAAATGCATAAAGTATATTTCTCCACTCATCAAAGTTTAAATTTACAAGTGGATTCTTTTTACAAAAATCATTGTAATTATCTTTACTCGCACTTCTCCAATCAACAGAGACTCTAGACATCTATATAGTTTTTAATTCGTAGGTTGAGCATTTGGTGCCTGTCCATCTATACCTTCATTACTCATATCAGTCTTAATTTGAAAGTATGTAGATAATAGTTTTGTAGATGTCATAGCTAACACTTGTTGCTGTAAGTACCCTGGTAATGCATATTCTTTATCTAAAGGGTTCTTACAATACTCTTCATCTGTATACTCAGGACTTCCACAATCACAATCTGGATACATTATTTCATTAGGTATGTCTTCTTCAAATAATGCAGCCATTCTTACTAACTTTAACAATGGGTTACTAATGTACATATATCCATTAGATATCCAGAAGTAACTTTGCTTTTTAATTATTGGTAACTTTAATAAATTTAAGTACCTATTTATTGTTATCTCTTTTAATTTAGTGCCTTTTCCTCCCATAGCATTTATAGAATATACACCTTGAATTACATATTGGTAATTCCCTTCAGACATTCTTGGAAGTTTATATTTTGTTCTTGCAACTGTACACTCATCAGCAAACTCACAACATTCAGATATAGGCACTTCAACCATTTCCAAACAAGGAATAGTGGTAAATAAAGTATCACTGGCCCAGAGTTTTCTTATATTAGTTTCTCTTTTAATTAAAGTCAATGCGTTAACTCTAACTTCAGATGCTATTGCTCTATCAGTTATAAGCGCATCAGTAGATAAGATCTTATGTGTAGATCTTATATCTGAAACCAATTTTCTCAATGTTGCCATAATTATATTCTTTCTTCAAATTCAGCCACCTTGCCTACTTTAAAATCATAAACTAGAGCTAGGGCAGCTCGTACACTATGTACAAAATTATTATCTTTATGCCACCTATCTGTTCCAGATAAACTAGGCATTTGTTGTATCCTCACCCCTTTTATTTCTTTAGCCATATAGTGATGTTTATCACCTGTATGAACTTCTCTATATGTAGCATCACCAAACCATTTACTATACTTTGGATGTGTTGCAAATAATAAAGGTAACGCCTCTATTTTACAGTTACCGTGATGGAAGCCAATAAATGTGCTACCTATTACAGTTGCTTTTACTAAGCCTTCTTCTCTATCAAAAAATACATCTGGCTCATCTTGAAAGTATACCTCTAATGCATGTGCTAAATAAAATGATTTAGTTCTATCATGGTTACCTTGAACCAATATTACTTGAACATCTATAGAGTTTGACTTTAACATCTTGATCGTATCTACAAGAATAGCAAACCCTAATTCATATTCACTGGCATAATCTAATATGACATCTTGAGGAGTTCCGTTTGTTGTTTGGTTTTGATAATTATCTGTATGAAAAAAATCATTTGATATAGGAAAGACCACTCTATTTATATCATATACTGACTTAACTTTGTGTATTAGTTTTTTAGCTACATTAATAAATCTAACAGCTCTAGTTCCAGGATCATTATCACCATCTACATATCTTTTTGCTAAATGAAAATCTGAAAGGGATAACTCAATATCTATAAGATCTTTATTTTTATTTCTTTCTGGTGCAAGTATTGGAACGTAACTTGACTTATAGTTTTCTAAGAACTGTTTAAAGTCTTCTGGTGTGTAATCTTTAGGTTGCTTTCTTTTAGAAAATACCGAAGATGTAAACTTTCCACTAGGAAGTAATTTAGACCAGTAATTTGTAATTATATATTTAGTTAAATCTATTTTATGAAGTGCTGCTAAATCTAATTCATTCTTTGGTTCAAAGTCTAAAGTAACAGTACTCTCTAATGTACCTTTTTCATTATTTACTTTTTTTATAAATTCAACCTCTTCACTAAGTTTACCTGCATCTTTTATAAATGTTTCTGCTGAGTCTTTATTCTCTTTTTTTATATCCTTTATAAGTTCATTTACTTCATCTTCTGTAATTTGCAACTTCTCAGCGTAAAACTTTTTACTCTTCTTCCAAGCTAACATTGACTTTAACTGTATGAGTAAATCTTCAGAGTGTGACATAAGGTGGGGTTTTAGTTAAATATGGTAAAGATATGGAATTTATTTTGGATATTACAAATAAATTTACTAAGGAAGGTTATTCTTTATAACTAATTTGATTATAAATAAAAAACTCCCAGGGCTATTACACCCTAGGAGAAGCCTTGTAAAACCAACAAAACAAGACTTTTTATTATTGAGGATCTACTATTATCTCTATAGACGTTTGGCAACTTCCCAAAGATACTACTCTAATAACATTTGTGTCATCAGGTACTTTATCTGTTGGATATCCTGCTAGTAACTGTGCTCTATTTATGTTTTGTTCAAATGGTGCTGTAAACCCATTTACATCTGAGTATATGTAAAAAGGTCCTGTATCTACACCTAATGTTCCAAATTGTATTGCTCCTGTCATCTATACTGTTATTATTACTTGTTCATAATTACTACACTTAGGGTTTGAATTTTGAACCCTGATCGAAGTAGTTCCAGAAGGAAGAGGTGTTAGATATCCAAAGGCGGATATCAATATTGCTATTGAAATACCTGTTGCAAAAGGTGTTACAAAACTATCTGCATTTGAATAAATATCTACAGGTCCAGAACATACCCCTGCTGAAGTTAATCTAATTATTGCATTTGCTGCCATATTATTATTTTATTTTATTTAAGGACAAATTCCTATAGGACTGAGTACATATCCATTACCATCTACTCTAGCACTGTATCTTGATGCGTTTGTATTAAGTTGTATTTTATAATACCTCGAAGTACCTACAAATGGATTAGTTCCAGAAACGTTATTAAATATTCTATCACCTACACTGATTGTTCCTACTGCTTGATGTTGTATATAGCAAATAGAATCTAGAGCCAAAAAGCAATCAATTGTTGTTGGATTTGAATTACTAGATATTGCTCCTGGATCAATATTTCCAGTATTAGGTGTAGTAGTAGTTGTTGTAGTCACTGGTGTTATATAAGTTGCAGTAAGACCATTTAAGCTACAATCACATGTGGTGGTTGTAGTAGTAGTACTACTTGTACTAGATGTAGTTGTTGTACTTGTACTTGAAGAACTTGTAGTAGTAGTTGTTGATGCAGCTGTTATTACACCATCAAATACAAAGAGTTGATTAGCTGATTCCATTACATAAGATTGAAATAATGGAGTTATCAATTCATCAGTACAAGGATTGCATACATCATTTGGTTGATAAAGAACTCCATTTTGTGCTATCTTATTTGCAAACTCATGAGATCCTGATTTTAAGTTACTCATAGTTGCCTGTATAATAGCTCCAGCTTGAATAAGTAATTGACCAGATTGTGTAGTATTACCTACACTTATTGTAGAGTTTACAACAGGTAGTCCGTCTACAGTTAGTGTAAGATTTACAGTTCCTATATTTGTTGGCGTCTGGGTCTGTAATTGCCAATCAAATTTATAAGGAGGAGGAAGTGTTGTAGAAGTTGTTGTTGTTGATGTACTCGTACTAGTTGATGTACTAGTAGTAGTTGATGTACTACTTGATGAAGTAGTTGTAGTAGTTGGGCAATTAGTCGGTATGTCAATACAATTTTCACAGTTACCTACAGAGCAAACTCTAATAATAGTTGCACCTATAGGAAGCTCTACAACATACCCATTTTCTAAATCATTAGCTGGTAACTGTGTCTCAAAAGGAGAAGTATACCCATCTGCATCTGAAAATAAATCAAATGGTCCAGCAATGCCAGACGGAGGGATAGTTATGGTTATTTGTATTAACATATCTTATAGTGTTGTGTTTGTTTTATTGTAATAAAATATCTACGTAATTAATGCACACCCCATTAGCTTTAACTCTCACTGTAGTTGAGTAATCTGGTACAACAGAGCTAGTGTATCCACCTTGTAATGCGGATCTAGACACACCTGTTTCAAAAGGAATATCAAAATTATCTTTATTTGAATACAACTCAAAGTTATCAGCATTGCTGCCTGCAGTAGTTAATGTTAAAAGTACAGTCATAATTATGGACAGCAGTTATTGTTAATGGTTGTTATTTGGTTATTTATATCAATTATTTGCGCTTTCATTGCAGCAATTTCTTGAGTATTTGTAACTTGTTGAACTTGTAATGCACAAAGAAGTTGATCAATTTTAGATAATGCAACATTTAATGTGTCACATGCTTCTATATTTGTACATGGAGTTGTAGGTCCATCATACACAACTGTGCTTGATAAAGGACCTTTTGTTCCACAAGAGTTTGAGGAGCAGTTGCAATTTGAAGTACATCCACAAGGACTATTTAGAACTACATCAGTGCAGCAAGGGTTTACAGGTAAGTATGCCATTTTGTTTTATTTTAAGGTATGTAAATTATATAATATGCTCCATATCCAGGTTGCCAGTTGCTATGACCTTGTCCACCACCTGTATCATCTAACGATACACCAACACTTAATGTCTGAGTAACTGAGCTCGATCTACCATTTGTAGCTGTGCTTGTTGTTCCCCTAAGTCCATATCCTAAATTACCACCAGTTGAATAAGCTTGTCTAATTTGTTGAGCAGGTTGCACTGGATCAATTGTATTAGTTGAACCTAATGAAACTAATTGATGAGTGTGAGTACTTGGACTAAGACTAGAGGTTACAGTTGAAGCATGTGTATGTGGAGGTATTTGAGACGTTGTTAATGTTACTCTGTAATCTCCACTAGTAGTACCTAAACTCCATTCTGGAACTTGTCCAAGAACTGGAACTACAGCTGGATCAAGACCACCTCCTCCAGGCATTGCAGTAGTAGCTGCTACAACAACTCTTCCCCTAAGGTCTGGAGTTCCATTAGCGCCATTACATAAAAATATTCTATCCCAGTCACCTATACCAGCACCTGATCCATCAAAATTACCTAGACTTCCAAAGTAAGGGGTAGCAGAAAACGGAACCATTCTGTTGTTAATTGCAGTTTGTTGTGAGTTACCATTTAAATAGTTTTCAATGTACGTATTTATATCTGAAATTGCAACAAAAGTATTATCTGCATATGTGATAAAATTATTTAATTGAGTTTGTAGATTACACACATAATTTATAACAGCTTGAAGAACAGCCTGAGTATCTGTACTTGTAGTACTAGAGTCATCAGTAAGACCTGGAACTGAAATACAGTTTAACACATATGGCTCACTAGGTATTTCTTCTTGAATAACACCTATAGTTGCTTCTACTTGACACAATGATTTAATTATAGCCTCTAAGTAATTATTTAAAGATAGGGGATTACAATCATCTAAATTACTTTCAACAGTTGGACATATTATCGCTGGTGGAATTACAGGAAATATTCCTGTTCCATCAAGAGTTGATGATAAATAAGTTATTAGAGATTGTTCTACAAACGATAGAGAGTCTCCATGTTTTATTCCTAAGACAGGGACATCTACCCCTGTATATTTAACGCATTTGTCTGAAGATACTTCAGTACATCCGTTATAGCAATTTGAGCAGTTATTTGACATGATGTTTTATATTTTATATTTTAAGGTGTACAAGAGTTATTTAATGTATTGGTTAATCCTGCTTGGTAATATTTTTTACCATCACAGATTTGAGTTCTGAAATTACTTCCTCCAGGTTCTGTTATAAATTCCATAGTATTTGTTTTAACAGTGTATTGACTTGCAGCTGCAGCATCCCACCATTGAATTCCTAGTTGTTCAGCAATTTTATCTATTCTACAAAGATAAAATACTGTACTACATGAATCTAATCCTGGTGTACCACTACAACATTCATCACCTTGGTCTGCTACAGGCATTGTTCCTATAATACAGTTACCAGCAAAAAGTAGGCCTATTAATTTCTTAACACTACCAAATTCAGCATATACAGCAGAACCTGAGTCTCCTTGCAAACCTGGGTTAAAGCATCCTGGTTGTTGAGATGTATTATCATCATCACTTGGTCGAATTACAGCAATGATGTCATTATAGTCTACAGGCCCAAGAGCAGTAGCTACGTTTGGTAAATTTATTGAGCTTCCATATACTCTTAGAAAACCACAGATTCCTTTACCTCTAGCTCCTGAAGTTCTTCCTGATGACCAAACATCTGGATTTGTATTATATATATCATCTAATTCAGCTGTTGTAGCAAACGGAGCGTTTTGATTTGTTATTACACTTTCAAGACCTATAGGTACCCAAGATGCATACTCTCCAGTACTAGGACTATTTACATTTTCAATATCTGTCCAATTTACAGAATATATTGCAGCATCCACTTGATTAACAAATCCTGAAGAAGCCATGTGGATTGGAGCATATCTTAAACTTATTCCTACTTCATTAACTGAACCAAAATAACCACCAGCTGCTTCTGTAGCTTGATATATTCTATTTATTGGATCGTAATCATTTTCTACATTAAGTGCAGATAAATTTCTACCACTTGTGTATGTAGGATTTACTATACTTACATGATTATTAGTAAGTGCTACTATAGCTCCTGACGCTACATCTTGTACAAATGTTCCTAATGTACCAACACTGTAGTTAGACACAGTTTGATATCTAGCCATTGTTATTCCTCCCCTCAGAGGTCTAGTAAATTGTCTGTTGGTAAATTGTCCAGAGTTAGATCCATTCCACCCTCCACAAGTTGTACAACTAAAAAGTTGAACTGGAGACTGTTGTATTATATCTATCTTAATAACTGTATCACCTACAGTAATTTCACTTGGTATCATTTCTTCAGAAGATAACTCTTCAATTGGTTTCTTTTCAGTAACTCCAATTACAATAGCAGAATCTCCTGTAACTTTACCAGCAGAAACCTTTTGACCTAGTCCAACGGAAACAATAGTAGTATTACCTTTTGCAAAGGTTTTTGCTACATCATCTATTTTATCTTTTATTTCTTTTGTCAGTTTCATAATATTATGAGTTTAATTCTGATTCAAACCATGTCCAAATTGTCTTGGTTCCTGATGGGTTAGGAGGAGTAGTAGTTGTTGTAGTTGTAACTTCATTAAATTTCGTAAGACCATCACTTATTCTGCACTGTGGTCTACTTCCTGAGTCTATAGCTAAACCTGGATTAGGTTGCTCAAGAACAACAGACCAAATTGATGTCTCAGTGTCGCATCTATACCAGACTCCTGTAAACACATCAGATGCATATATATAATTTCCAATCATTGTTAAATCTCCACTAGTAAGATATGACCCATTACTAAGCAGGGGAGTATTAATATATCCATCTAATGTTCCTGCATTATAGTCGTATTGATATATTCTACGACCAGTTCCATTAAATTGATGATACAATACTTTATTTGGAGTTACTCCATCTAGTTTGTATGTAATTAAACAATCTCCCTGAGCATTGCTTTCAACTATAATTTTTTGAGTAACTGATAAGACGGTAGAACCTCCAATAATTTCTACTTCTAAAACTCTATTAAACCCATAAAGATATACAAGTTTAGTATCACTAATTGACTCTCCAGCAACTTTAAGTCCTGTTGACCACTCAGAAGGCCATGTATATAATATACCCTCCCACTGAATATTTTCAGGAACACCTGTTGAACTTAAATCATATGTGTATCTTGTAAATGCATACTCAGTGTTAGCTAGAGTTATAGTAATATAGTTTTCACTAATAGAAACTCCTTGGCACTCAAAGTTAGTTCCTGCAGGGAATATAAGTTGTTCTGTAATTCCTGTAATAGGACTGTATGCAAACACATCAGAGTAATAGGGTTCACCAGGATAACATGCTCCTGGAGTGTTAGCGCAATCCTGTCTACTAGTAGCATAAATTAGATTACAATTTAAAGCAATAGTGGGACATCCTAAGAATAATTTTCCACCAGTCGGTGCATTACCATATATAGTCATAGATGTATAGTTAGTAAGAGCAGTAACTTTAAACTCTCCATCTCCTTGATTACTATATGCATCTGGTGCTGTTGGAGGATTTGCTACTCCACCAAATAGTCTGTTACCATTAACTTGAGCAAAACATCCGCTATTTATAGAAAGTGTTGGGGTTCCACCATTAGTTTCTACATAATATACATCTCCAGATGTACCATCTGCATTACTATTTAGAACACTAGCTCTAATTGGAATATCATTAACTGGTACAGGGAAATCAATTGTAATACTAAAGTCAAAACCTTGTACAGCTAAAAGTATATTTTCTCCTTCAGAATCAGGTGATAGAAGTCCACTACATCCTAAGAAACCACCATCTGTATTGCTTACAAACCAAGAACCTAAGTCATTAGATAAACTTGCTGTACATGTCATTCCAAAGTAGGTAAATGTCTGAGGCCCTAGGTAATTATTATTAGAACTATCATACAAACCATCAAATAGGTTAGGGAAATAAGTAAGACCACAATCAGGATCAGGATCACCTGATACAAAATTAATGTTAGAACAGTTTGTAGCTGAACTTAACCAGTCATTTGAACTATTTACAGAAGTGGTAAATGTTAAGTTATTAGGAATTGATTGATTTATTGTGTACACCTCTAAAGTTTCTGGGTTTAACACTTGTGCTAATCCATTTACACCCCAGAAAGGTACACCTTTAACTCCATTATAACTTTCTGAAAATTCTGGAAATCCATAATCTTGAAGTACTATTCTAGGAATAACCTGATTGTTTATACTAAATTCAGGATCAGATGGAGTTACAGGGAATACGATTAAAGAATTACCTACTGCGGATGCTTGACCCCCTCCACTAGGTGTAAGATCAACTCTATATCCTAATATAAGTTGTCCTGAATTTGTATAAGTAAGATTACTCAACTTACCTGCATTGCTTGCTGGGGAAGCTGCCCACTTAGAAGATATATCATTTGAGGCAATTATAATGTTTCCTGAAGCTGCAATACTAAATTCAGAAGCATAAATTGAACCACCACCACCAGTACCTTCTGATGGTGCTGGAGCATATTCATTACCTGTTCCAACAATAAGTGTATTATTATCTATTGCAGTCATAGCCCATACAGAAGTTCCTCCCTGATTGTGTCCATAAGTCTGTCCCATAGGAACTGTTATCTCCCTTACATAAGTTAATGTAGGAGCATCTGATGTAGTTCCATCTATATCCCACTCTCTAACATATACCTTATCATCATTATCATTAGTTGGATTAGAACCTTGATCAACTATACTAGCTAACCATAGTTTATCTTCTGTAGCACAAATAGGTCTTTCAATACCCACTGTTTCAGTAAAATCATTGGGAACTAATACAGTTGTACTTGTGTTAGTATTAAAGTTATATACAGCTACACTTCCTGAATTACCACCATTAGTAGACCATAAACATGGTGTACCAAATGGATTTGGGAAATAACTTGTTGTTGTAGTAGTTGTTGGTGGAGTAGATGTAGTAGTTGTAGTTGTGATATTACAAAGTATCTCTCCAGCAAAATCACAATTTGGTGTAGCACAAGTGTAAATATCTGTTTCAGTATTTAAACAAAGACCACTTAAGTCATCCAATCTAACAACAGTAGTTCCTGCAGGTGCATTAACCTGAAATCCAGCTAATAAAGCTACTTTAGAAACAGGACCAGATGTATTAAACGCTGTAGCAAAATTATCTGCGTCAGAATATAGGTCAAAAGGACCTGTTTCATTACCTGCAAAACTTAATGTTATTATTATTGTCATCTCTATCTATAATTTTTGATTTTACTAAACTCCATATCCAAAGGCTATTAATGCATTTCTTATTTCATCATACCAGTATTGTTGTGGGTTAGCAGGACTATTATTTAGATCCGCTGACCATGCAAATCTTGCAGGACTTGCGCTTGGAAAGTCTTGTACATTATCTACAGGACCGTATGCACTAGCAGGTTTGGTAGCAGGTTGTCCAGGTTGTCCTGCATTATAACTTGTAAGAACATCTGCACCATTAATTCCTGCATTAAGAAGTCCAGTAGGTGAAACTAGAGGCTTTATTGTTGAGTTTGTATATCCTGATGTAGCTTTTGGATGGAAAAACTTAGCTCTATATATATTAGTGTTTCCTGCTGCAGTTTCTATATCCTCAACAAAATCTCTTAAATTTCCTATGTCCTCTTTTATATTTGCATTTGTTTGAATGTTTCTAGTTTCCCATGCATTTCCTGTACTAAAATCACCATCCATATTATATCCTGTACCTGATTCATCACCAAAAGCCAGAATTGCTAAACTGTCTGCATCAGGGAAATATCCTGCTGCACCTATAGTACCTCCTAAGCCTCTATTTGAAAGCATTGAAATTTGTCTTTCTGAACCACTATGACACCAGTATACACGAGCTTCAAACTCATCACTACCGTTAGTAGCTCTGTCTGTATTTCCACTTGCTTCAGTTCCTCCTGTTGCATAGAAATCTTGAAGTAAGTTTCTTAAATTAGATGTGTTTACATAATCAGCAGATTTCTGAGCAGCTGTTAGATTAAAAGTTATAATCCCTGCGCTACTTTGGGGGATATTTGCAGTTAATGCAACAGAATTTCCACCACTGTCTACAAGATTAAAAGCAGGTTGGTTCTGAGCATTTAATTGTAGGTTATCTACAAAAGTTCCTGCAGGTATTGAAGGGTGTACAGCTTCCATATTATCTCGAATACATAAATATGCATTCTGAGCAGTATTGCCACCACTTTCATCAGTAACTCTAATAGCTTGATTACCTTTTGATAAAATTATACTGGTTGACCCTGCTGGTGCCGCAAAACCTGGTGCATTTTTTATACCTGTAACACTAGCTATCTTTGCTGTCACTTCTATTGTATCATCCATAGAACCTGAAGTATCACTCCAGAAAGTAAAGTATGAGTTCCCTGTAACTGGTATATCTGGATCAGGAGCAACACAGTCTCCAGGTGCAGTAACTAAAACTGAATCACCAGCTGCCTCATCAAAAACTGAAAGTATTGCTGTATTATCAACACCTTCTAAATTTGTTTTTGAAAACTGAAAAAGATATTGATCACTAATTGGTGCAGAAGCTCCTCCAGTGTTAGTACGAAACTTACCAGGGTTAACATCAACATAACCAAATCCACCATCTTCAAAGTCATAAGTCATTGGATAATTTACTCCTCCTATATTAAATACTACATTATAGGAATTTAATGGAATTTCATCCCATGTTGTATAACCTGTAGTATTAGTAGTTGCACCTGTAAAAGGTGGAACTTGCACTCTTAATGATTCAAAACCAGAAGTAGGAACTGCAACACCATCTCTCCAGAATGCATCAACTATTAAACTACTTGTATAATTAAACTGCAAACATCCAACTAAACTATCAGATGTTGTTGTTGTAGTTGTAGTCTGAGGGGTACCTAAAGAGTTAACGTTACATTGTAATGAAGAATGGAATGGTTGTATTACATAATCAAGTCCATTGTCCCATACTAAAGTTAATGCATATGTAGTTAAATTAACTTCATACACTTTATCT